CTGAAAACAATCAAGACATTTATTCAGGCGGTCAAGTAACGGGGGGAGGCCTTAATCTGACAGATAATGATGGGCGTACTTTTGGCGTAGACTACGACAGAAATGATCCTAGAAGATTTATGTTCAGAGGAAAGGTTCCCTTTTAATGGGAAACAGTGTCTTTTAAAAACCATATAAAAGGTGCTAGGGCAGAGGCTATAGTTGCAGCCCATTTAATAAATTTAGGGTATTACGTTTTTACCCCAGTAGTAAACATGCAAGGCCCGGTAGACATTATGGCTATCGATGATGATGGAAACTTCATACTGATCGACGCAAAGCACGAAGGTAAAAGAGCTTCAAAAGGCCGACCCAGAAAAACCCGGATACATAGAGTAAGGACCCCTACTCAAAAGAAACTAGGGGTCCGCATAGCATACGTTACGTCAGACGATAGAGTTGATTTCGTACCTAAACTAGAATGAGTCATACTTTCCAGCTTTTACCCAAGCCTTATAACTCTCGTTCATCCACTCTTCAAAAAAGTTAACAATAGTCTTGAAGATATTAAAGTCAATTTTATTTCGGTATAACATAGTAGTCTCCTGTTGGTTAGAGACACGTTTTACAATGCTCCGAACAACAGGACTAATGGTGGTTTAGCATATCACCTAAGCTTATTTGGCATTGCCCCAATCGGTGCCCATGCCAACATCTATGATTGAGGGTATGCAAAGATCAGGGACACAGTTCTCCATCAAATCCTTAATCTTCTTGGCATCTTCCTCGCTCTTGATCGAAAAGCACAGTTCATCATGGACCGTGAGCATGGGTAAAAATCCGTGATCGGCGCACAGCTTCATAGCCATTTTAGTTTGATCAGCAGATGAGGCTTGGATTAATCTATTTAAAGACTTGTATGTAAAGGCCACTTGATATCTTGAAGGGTCCTGCGTCTTCCATTTAGGATCCCGATCCTCAAGAGGGGTTTCCATAATATGTTCCCAGCGTTCTTCCAGACGGTCCTTGTGTATGAGAGAACTAGCCCCCTTATTGTAGCCCTTAAGCTCCCTCATAGGGAACCTGCATTTCCGTCCCAGTAAAGTGCGTATTTCTTGGCGCTCCGCCGCAACCTTCATGACCGAAGAAGCCATGCCCTTAATGAAAGGGACCTTCTCATCGTAATCGTTACGGATTGCTTTAGCGTCTTCAAAGGGAATGCCGCCCATGACATTCGCCAACTTACCAATGCCCATTCCATACATGATTCCTAGGTTGATTACCTTAGCGGTAGTCCGGTCAACATCTGCGATATCAGCGACCATCTGATGAAAGTCTAAATCAGTATTCTGGTACTGATTTACGATTTCAATAACTTTTTCATTATCGCGTGTAGCAGGTGTTTTAGAGGCGTAGTGCATCAACCATCGAGGCTCTTGGGCGCTGTAATCAAAGCTCCCCCATTTACAACCATCTTCGGGGATAAATAGCCCCCGGATCATTTTCTTTATTTCTGGGTGCCTCGCTGGAACTTGTTGTAAATTAGGGTGGCTGGAAGAGAACCTTCCCGATACCGTGCCCCCTTCATCTGAGCGTAGCTGGTTGAACTGGCAGTGGATGCGGCCCTTGTACTGGTGGTTTAAAATAGTGTCTACAAAAGTAGTGTTCGCTTTATTGTATTCGCGGATTTCCAAAACATCCTTAGCGATAGGGTGCTTGTTAGTCTGCAAGAAGTGCTTAGTAAAACTTGGGGCATTAGTCTTGGCCGTGCGCTGATATGTCAACTTCAAGGCATCAAATACGCTGGCTAAAGATGTAGCGTTCCATGGTTCTAACCAAATATTAGATTCGTCATGAACCTTCTTTAATAAAGCTTTCTCCTTCTTCTCTAAAAACTTTTTAGTAGCTGCTGCCTTTTCTAAGTCAACCCGCACACCCTTACGCTTCATCTCAAATATTATAGGAAGCAGGGATAGCTCAAGTTCCAGTATGTTATCGCAGTTCTCCTTAGAGAGCTTTTCGATCAGTACGTGCCAAAGTTTTAATGTTAGTCGGGCATCTGCTTCCGCATACGTAGCCACCCTGGAAGCAGGTAACTTCCACATCTCTTTTTTGGCATCAACGCCATGCTGTTCCGCTGCTCTTTTAAGGTCGTACTCCTGTTTCTTCTCACCTAAATAGGTAGCCCCTAGAGCGTTAAGAGAGTAACTAAATCTGTTCTCATCAAGCAAGGGAGCCGCAATCATAGTGTCCAACACCCTGCCTTTAATCTCTATTCCTTCGGATAAAAGCCACCCTAGATCATATTGCGCGTTATGAAATACGACATCCATGCCGTGGTTCAGTTGGTCCTGCATCCAGCGGCATACCGTCTTCTTCGACATGTTATCGCCACCGTCATGGGCAATCGGCAAGTAAGCATTCCACCCATCCGCCGCTACAGCAATACCTATCAACTCACCATCGTCCCTGGACCATCCGGGGCCTTTACTTAACAAGTTTGGATCCCTTGTCTCAACGTCTATGGATATAAGCTTTTCCCCAGACAAATCCGGTAGTACATCTGGCGGAGTCCAAGTTGTCTCATCAAAAAGATCTTCTTGCATAGCTAAGACCCCCCAGCACGTTCGAACTCATCAAGTGCAGACCACAAGGCCGCATAGGCCGTTCCATCAACTCCATCATCTTCGTTATATCCTCCTACTTTAGACCTCGCGCCTTTTAGTAAAAGCATACAGAATGCCACATCTGAAGATGTTATGGGGTGATCTAAAAAAGAACTCCACATAGAGGCAACCCTTGCATGAAGAACTTTATAGTCCCCGTGCTGAACAGCCCTTGGACCAGATATAAGTTTTCCGGCCTTTTCTAGAATCTCTTGCGGAGTATTTACTTGTAGGTATCCTTGATCTTCGTCTATCATATCTCGTAATATCTCCGTGTGTTGGGTTCCATTATATGTAAAGACTTCTTAGCCCTGGTTACAGCGACATAAAAAACTCGATGCTCAACAGAAGGATCCTTTTGGTATTGCTTCCAGCAGGCATACGATATGTCCGTAATAACAAGGACGTTATCGCTTTCGCCGCCCTTCATTGAATGTATGGTACTTAATTTTATTCTTGGGTTCTTAACGTTATCCCCTCTGCGTAAGGCATTAAGGACATAGTTCTTTGTGCCCAAGTCTATCTTAGATAACGCTTTGTGCCACCTAGTGTCGCTGTTCCAGTTTAAGCCTAGGTTCTCCTGTGCGAAAGACATATCTACTAACTGATCTGAAGTAAGCGAGGTAAAGCACTTGGACCGTGGGCCATGGCCCTTTGTATAATCGACATCCACCTTCATTAAGTTGTATATATTCTTTAAGCTGGAGACCTCGATGCTTCTTCCTTTGGCTAAACTCTCCCAAGATATAATAGCGTCATACGTCTTAGGGTGGATACTTGTGACCCCGTTCCGGCTATAGACCCACCCTTCTGCTTCAAGGAGTCCGGCGTAGTAAGTGGCTAAATGATTTGTTCGGGCCAAAATGCACCACTGCCCCGAATCAAGAGGAACGTCTGAAAAGTTTTGATGAAAATGAACGGAACCCTCTTCATCTTTAGGGAACCAGGTCTTGGGCGCTCTGTCCTCTATTTTTAAAACGATCCTCTGTGCTTCCTGCCATATCCTTTTAGGTAGTCGGTAGGACTGAGTGAGGACCTCTTTCTTCTTCGTAGCATTCAGGAAAGCGCCAACGTCCGCTCCTTGGAACCCCATGATAGCTTGATCATCATCACCAGTGAATACCTGGAACTTAGGAGTTCTCCTTAGTACGTTGACCATGGACCATTGAAGGGTAGATAAGTCTTGGGCTTCGTCCACAAACAAAGCGTCAAGATTAAGCGGCTCATCTCTTCTTATAAAGCCTTCAATCATGTCTGTGAAGTCTACCTTTTTGTGTACTTCTTTGTAGTGCTCATAAGCGTCTACAAGCCGTGTGAGTTCTTTCCAGTGCAGATCATAGTTAGCTAAATTGTTATAGCAGTCTTCTAAAGATCTCATCAGGCTTCTAGACATTTGGTAAAGAGATAAATATTCGTCACCCTTTGAGTACCCAATAATATCAAAGTCGCTTTCTCTAGCCTTCTTATTAGAGTCTGTAAAAGTTAAACCTACAGACCTTCCTATGACCCCTAGATCTTCCGACCGGATAACGTCATCAACCTTGTGGCCACCAGACCTAAAAGCCATAGAGTGTAACGTTTGGAAGTACGGAAGACAGTCTTCCTCAAGGCCTAAATCCAGGCATACCCTTTCTCTGCTTTCTTGTGCTGCTCTTCGGGTAAAGGACACGCAAGCAATCTTAAAAGGATCCATACCACTTAAAATACAATCACGTACCAGGTTAGAGTTGGTCTGGGTTTTCCCTGTTCCTGGGGGGCCAAGGATTGTTTTCTGTTCTATCAAAACGGAACATCCTCATCCGATTCAAACTTAACACCCGGTAAAGCTACTTCTGATCTATCCATCTCAGGTATATACCAGACCCTCACCTGTTTTTTATTATCGTTACTATCTTTAAAATAATAATTTTTAGTAGAATCATCACCATTGTTTAATTCTTTAAGTCTTTCGGTTACCTGTCCCCTGGTATAAAAGGTAAAGTTGTGACGCTTGAGAAAATCTTGTAGCCCTGTTAACTTAAAGTACGTAACACCTTCTTCCGTCCAAGGCTTACCCGTCATAATCTCTTCTGGACTTTGCGCTTTAATTCTGGAAGTGCAGTACATCTCAAGAAGCTCTAAGAACTGACCCTTGTTCGTAAGTTCTTCCGGCACAGATACATGGGTAGCGTTACTCAATAGAGTATCAATTAAGTCCCGCCAATCGTTGTCCTTTGCCTTTGCTGGCATTTTATACATCTGTTCCATACACGCCCGTTGAAACTCTACCTGCATCTGTAACTGTTTAGTTGATAACTCAAGCCTCGATCCGTCTACATCCACGAACCAAACAGGGGGTTCTGATTCAACCACGGTGAGGCCCCCAATAGTAGCGGTTCCCTGACCAGTGCCGACACCGTACTTCCTAGTCTTGCAGAGTGCTTTGTTACAGTGACTTAACAGGGGTTCCTGCTTACAGGTGTACATATATTCTTTTTTGTCTAACTGGTTTTGGATTGTCACAATCTCGCTTGCTGGAATTGCCGGGCTGCAATAGTCCTGATTAGCCTTCTCTAAAAGCTGTTTCCAGTTGGTTGGATCAACCTTTCTGAGGTACACTCCGATGTTCAGTAAGGTACTGTTCCGGCATCCCTCTGGAATACCTGACTCAGCTATTTGCTGAAGGCAAGGGGGGCCTAAAGGTAATACCTTTTCATCAGCCCCCGCTGTACACTTAGCTAAAGTCGTAAGGTCAACTCTCTTTGATTCGGCCCTGTCTAGAAACTCTTCAAGGGTTAAACTTTCCCCCTTCTTGTCCAGGGCATACCGGGTGGTATACCTAGCGTTGAAGTAAGGTAAGTTTATGAAGTTTCCGACATCACCTCGCTCAACAATAACCTGTTCTTGTTTTGGAAATATCTCACACGTTCCCCACCCTAAGGCAGATGCAAACTCTGAAAGCTTATCTCGTATTTCTGAAGCCGCAATCTTTTCTGCCATAAACAGAAACAGATGCGCTCCGCCAGACTTTGATCGACACATAACTAAAGGGAGCTTTAACCTCTCAACCTTCTTATACAAAGCAATCAAGTCTAAATTATAGTCATCAATATCTAAGGCCCCAAAGTAACAGTTGTTTGTCTCATCTATAGGGACGCTACCGACACCACGTTTACCGTCTAAATGCTGTTGTACAAGGTCAAGGGTCAACGGTTCACGGACCAAGAAACTTTTAGCCTTCTTCTTTCCTTCGCGCTGGGTATCAAGAACAGTGGTCTGTCCATGCGCCCCGCCGAAACCTCTAAAAAGAGATGAAAATCTTTCTGATAAACTCATGTAAAAATATGCCCCCGCCTAGTTAAAAGCGGGGGCATCCCCAATTTAAAACGGAATGTCTTCGTCCGTAGTTGAAGGACCTGTTAGTAACTCTTCGCTAGGCGGCGGTGCAATCTTCAGTGCGCCACTAGAGATACTTCCATGTAGCTCCTTGCAATCATTGTAGGCTTCAATCCCAGGAATCATCCCTTCGTGAGCTACTGACCACGTATTCCAACTTCCTTTGTCGTTTCCGTCCTCAACTGTCTTTAGACGATATGTACAAGCATAAGAGGGTAGGGTTTTCCCGTTACGCTTTTGCATGGTCATCATAGACACCCAAAGGCGGGACTTCTTTAACTGGGTTTTCTTCATGTCAACAATAGCATTTTCTAATGATCCGTCTTCATGAACAATTTTTATGTAATGTTGTGCTGTGCGAACAAGCTCGTTTCCACTGACCAACATTTCCATACCCGTTCCTTGATCTCTTGTTGCGGTTCTCACCTCTTCTGATGCCGCAGACAACTCGCCTACGAACCCGCCGCCTTGATCTCTTGGTACGAACTCTAATAGTTTCATCTGAAAGTAGACTGGTATCACTACAACGCCCTCAGAACCTTCCCAATACTTATTGGTTACGGTATTGAAGATATCTCCACCACCTGCCCCTTCTATATAAGAGGCCTCTTTCTTATTAATCTGGGGAGACATTTGTTGTATCATTCTGAGAAAGGGTATCTGGATGTCACTAGATGTAACTTCCTCAAAACCTTTTCCAGAGTCTTCTGCGAATAACGCCTCTAGTTCAGAGGGTAGGTTTGCTTCTTCTTTTTTGTTAGCCATGATTCTAAGCTCCTTTTATCTTAGCTACTGTTCCAATATGTGCATTAAAAATATCAAGGTCGATTTCTTCGTTGTTCTCCACACGCTCACGTAATAACTTTTTAAGCGTCTGGGGTTCAACCCAAGTTTTGGACGTTGTATCGTGACCTTTTTCTTCAAGATCTGCTTGCACACTTTTAGCGAGGTTGTCTTCGGTTATTCCAAACGAAACCTTAACTTCGTTTTTTATAAAGTCAGCGCAACCAATATCGCGTAAATGCGAGAAAGCTACATCTCTTTGAAGGGGGTCTTTTGGCAACGTGCCAGAAACAAAAGTAGAAAGGCTAACTGTGTGCCCCTCAACTACTACCTTGTCCATTCCAACTTCCTGCATCTTTGCAGGGATTGAGTCGAATAGATAACTGTCGCGCCTTTTCTTTAGGCTCTTCAGTTGTTCTTCAGACTGTGCCACGGCCTTCTCAACTTCTATCACCTGGCGGATGAGATCAGAAAGTTCCCCACCCGTTTCAGTTGTTAGACTTTCAAAAAGACTGGCGTCTGCTTCTATTGCACTCCATACATCGTCGTTCATTAAAGTATCTCCTCTTCAGGGTTAAAGTTCTGTGATGCCACCACGGACACTTATCAAGACGGGATAGTACATCTTCTCAATCTTATCCCACTTCAATAAGCCGACTCGCCCACGGTTAACGTCTGCGGCAATTGCGAATGCAACACCGATGATAGCTGGATCTCCCATTGCTAATAACCAATCATCATCATTAAAGTCTTTCAGCTTTCTCCGTAACTGAGAAACGATGCGTCCAGAATTTAAATGAATTTGATCAAAAGGAGATGCAAGGGGAACAAGATCTCCCCACTTCGCTGCTGATAAGATATCAACTCGAGGGTTCTCTTGCGTAACATATACAGCCATTGTTCTCTCCTTTCTAAAATCACTATAGCACCGTTTTTTTATATTGCAATTATAAAATGATGGACTATAATCCCATTAATCATGGCGTATGAATATAAAACAAAACCGTACCAACACCAGTCAGATGTTCTAAAACGATGCTGGAATAAAGTCAACTGGGCTTTTTTAATGGAAATGGGTACTGGAAAATCGAAAGTGTGCATCGACAATGCAGGCATTCTTTATGAGAAGGGCGAGATAGATACTTTAATAGTTATAGCCCCCAAAGGGGTTTACAGAAACTGGGCTAACCAGGAGATCCCGGCTCATCTTCCCGATAGAATTAAACACCAAGTAGCAGTTTGGAACCCTTCTGTTACTAAGGGTAACAAAACAATGTTAAAGGAGTTCTTAGCCCCCTCAGAGGAGCTTAGGGTCTTCCTTATGAACGTTGAAGCACTGTCCACGGAGAAAGGTAAGAAATATTTACAAGCCCTTCTAAAGGCCTCTACGGCCCTACTAGCAGTGGACGAATCAACGGCAATAAAAAGTCCTAAAGCGCGAAGAACCAAAGCACTTATAAAAATAGGTAAGCTGGCTAAGTACCGTAGAATATTGACCGGATTTCCTGTTACCCAATCACCTTTAGACCTTTGGGCGCAGTGTAGCTTTATGGATGATTCTTTATTAGGCGATTACGGTGATAACTTTTTTAAGTTTCAGCATCACTACAGCATTATTAAAAAGAGAACCGTTGGAAGTCACTCTTTCAATTTAATAGTTGGGTATAGAAACCTTGAAGAACTGTCGGCATTGCTGAAAACATTTTCTTCCCGGATAACTAAAGATGAATGCTTAGACCTTCCTGAGAAAGTCTATACGCAAAGAAGTGTCGCGCTGACCTCTGAACAGAAAAGAATTTACTCTGAGATAAAAGAATTTGCCCTTGCTCATATTAATGACAATGAATTTATGACGGCACCTAACATCATGACTCAGCTATTGAGAATGCAACAGGTTTTGTCGGGGCATACTAAATCTGACTACGGTGAATTGATCGAGATAGAAGACAACCGTTTAAAAGAACTTATGCAGTGTCTTGAAGAGGTGGACGGTAAATCCATTATTTGGTCAAGGTTCCGGTACGATGTGCAGCGCATAACAAAAGAGTTGAACAAGGTCTATGGACCAGGGTCAGCGGTTGACTATTACGGAGACACTAGTGATGACGATAGAGTTACAGCAGTGGAGCGTTTTCAAAATGGGGACGCTAAGTTCTTTGTAGGTAATCCTCAGACGGGAGGTTACGGGTTGACCTTAACAGCCGCACAAAACGTAATTTATTTCTCTAATAGCTTTGATTTAGCGGTTCGTATGCAAAGTGAAGACCGGGCGCATAGGATCGGACAACGGAACACGGTCACTTATATAGATTTAATATCGGAAGGTACTATTGACGAAAAGATCGTCAAAGCCTTGCGGGGAAAAATGGATATCGCCAGCCAAGTAATGGGCGAACAATTTAAAAAGTGGGTATTATAAAATGAAATACATTAAAGAATATAAATATACGGTGACTTATATAACCTTGATAGTTTTAGTTAACATAGGATTTAGTATCGTACCGCTAGTTCCTATGTTTGGAGAAATGTTTCCGCCAATGTCGTTGGCAGTCGGATTGATCTTTGTTGCTAGAGACTACGCACAAAAAGAGATAGGCCACAGAGTTATCATGGCGATGTTGTTTGCCGGGTTGTTGTCTTGGCTGATGGCGGACCCTTATGTTGCCTTAGCTTCTGTTGTAGCTTTCTTTGTATCTGAGACAATAGACTGGCTCGTTTATAGTTGGTCTTGGCAGGAGTTTCATAACAGGGTTCTCATATCAAGTGTTGCCGCAACACCCGTGGATAGTTCGGTTTTTTTATACATGATAGGGCACTTATCTTATGTTGCTGTGATGATGATGACCGTAGCTAAAATGCTAGGGGCGCTAATTGTCTGGTACATCATTAAAAAAGATAATACCCGATGATTCATTACCATGGCACACCCATGACACCTAGGGCAGAATTATGGAACATGGCAGGGAAATGTTTCTGTGTTTCTTTCTCTGACCACAGAGATGCCGACATTTGTTTTAATATTGGACAAAGTGTTATGTGGGATAACGGTGCCTTTTCATCGTTCACAAAAGGTAACATTCCTGATTGGGAAAAGTTTTATACTTGGGTTGAACCACGGTTAGGCCACCCCCATTGGGCGGTGGTTCCTGACGTTATAGACGGTAGCGAAGAGGAAAACCTTAGCTTAATAAAACAATGGCCTCATAGAGAAGATTGTGCCGCCGTTGTCTGGCACTTATCGGAATCGATAGATCACCTCCTTCGTTTAGAAGACCTCTGTTTTGGTAAGATTGCTTTTGGTTCGAGCGGTAAGTACTGGAAGGTCGGATCTCCTGAATGGGAGAGACGAATAGATGAGGCTTTTAACGCCTTAGCGAAACACGGACCACTGCCCTGGGTTCATATGATGCGGGGATTAGCTATGGGGGGCAAGCACTGGCCTTTTGCCTCCGCCGATAGCACTAACGTAACGCTGCATTACGCAGAACAAAAAGTAACAGCCGAATATATGGCTAGACAAATTGATGGGAATCAATGCCCAGTAAACTGGAAACTTAAACCAACCCAAAAGGAGTTATTAGATGCCTGATACAAGAAAATATAAAAGTGTGGCCGTGCCTGTGCCTACATGGGAAAAGCTTTGGACACTTGCTGAAAAGAATCAAAGGTCCCCTGCCCAGCAAATATCTTTTTTAGTAGACTTAGTTGAAGATATGCCTAGCGATAAAGAAATGTGGAACCACTTTTCCTCTGATCAGAAAGGTTAGGAACATGGGTGATTATGAAGAGTACTATGCAAAACTAGGGAACTTTGTAGAAAACTGCCCTAGTAAATTATCTCAAGAAGAAAAGGCTATTGTCCTATTTAGGGTGGCGCTTGAGGCCAGCACCGAAGCTGGTGGCGTCCACCGTTCCACACATATTATGTGTAAACTTCTGTCCATAACTTTGGGAATTGTGGCGGGGGATGAATCAACAGACGTTGATATGATGATGGAGACGTTTAGCGATGAGACAAAACATTAATTGTCTAGCAGATCCGTTGTATGCTACTACTGGCATATGGTAAATTGGACTATGGGTAGATTACCTGATCATTGGTCGGGTATACTGGCTTCGATAAGGAAAGAATCTGGTTTAACAAGACCAGAACTTTCTATGCTTTCAGGGGTGGGAACCAGTACTATTGAAAATTACGAGCGTAATAAAATCAAAGAACCGTCCATATACAAAGTGGAACAACTCTTAAAATGCATGGGCTATGAGTTGGATGCGTTGAAAGAGTCGTCTTGATCATCTGGGACTATCTTTCCGCAATCGCAGATCCATATCGTTCTGTCACCACCGACAACGGGGGTGATAGTAGCAAAACATTCTTCGTTATCCACGATATCGTTACACCATCTACATTCTTTAAGCACCTTGACCTCTCTTTTTCTTTTTCATACCTCTCCAGCCAGATTTTGGCCCTAATGTTTTTCGTATATTTAAAGGTCTTAGTTTATTAGACCGAAGTTTCTTTTTTTTAGATACGTATGTCTGCCTTATTTTTTGTTGCGCCATTACTTCATCCACCTATAAAATATGTGATCCCCTATTTTACCAACTTGTTTCTTCTGAATATTCCATTCAGGGTTGACATATATAGTATGATAGTGGGTCGCTCCTGAAACTAAATCAGAAAACTCACCCGCTAAAATTCTTTTAGCAAGTGTACTAGACCATCTAAACGCATCCAGGTCTTTTGGTCTATCTGTTTTCCCATCGCAGAACCAACTAAATTGGCACTTATACTTAAGAGGTAGTTGGGAGATCTTTGAGTACTGAGCCTGCCGTACAACGCCACATATCGTGTTCGGGTATCTTTTGTCCTTAACACGGTTTAAAACCACCTGAGAGACCGCTATTTGGCCCTCAACTCTTTGATTCCTGGCCTCGAAGTAGATGTTTAAAGCTAAACAAGCGACCGCTGCCTCAATCATACTTATTCCCTTTCCTTCTGCATCAGAGCAATTGATTGGGCAAGTATAGACTCTCCGCCCTCTTCCCGTCCACTGTGCAGGCTGTGTATCAACTGATCCAAGGGAACACCGTATTGTAGTGCTAATGATAATACTACCGTAGCATCATCAAGCAATATATCCATGTCACTGCCTATTTTAGATCCCCTGATGAATACTTCCCCAATGTCCAATGTCCCCGGATCAATGCCAAAGGACACGTGGTATCTGTCGGTGTTCGTCTCAATAACATTCGTTACATTATGTCGTCTGTTGTGCATTCTCTGCCGTTTTGATGGCATGTCCTATTTCCTCTGCAATTTGCGGGATGATCGAGTTTCCCAAGGCACGGAGTTGAGATACTCTGTTGGATAGCCCATCAACCAGGCGACCCACTTGGGGTTCAGTTTCCCAGTAGTTTGCGGATGCGCTACTTGAAAAGCATGTTGTCTCAAAGAAATTGGTAGCCTCAAGACCAACCGCGAAGCCACCAATCCCACTAAATAAGTCTAATGTTTTTAACATTTTATGATTAAAGTTGCCATGAC